GGATTGAGCAGCGGCTCGCCGGCCAGGTAGCGCCGGACGTTCTCGATGACCAGGTCGTCCAGGAATTCGAGGGTGGCGCCGGAGACGTGCGGCGTGATGGTGACATTGGGGGCATCCCAGAGCGGGTGATCCGCCGGCAACGGCTCCTCTTCGAACACGTCGAGGACTGCTCCCGCCAGCCGTCCGGACTGCAGCGCTTCAAGGAGGGCCGCCTCGTCGACGAGCGCGCCGTCGCGGTGGCCGCCGAGCTCGGTGCGGAGCAGGTCGATCTGATGACCTCGATCGACCGCGGCGACGTGGACCAGGGCAGCTTCCGCTTCAAAACGCGCAGCGACAACTGGCGCATGCAGGATGGCCAGGCCATTCGCGATCTCTACGACGTGGACCTGCGCGACGTGAGCGCCGTCACTTTCCCGGCCTATGACGATAGCTCAGTAGGAGTCCGCTCGCTTTCCGTGGTGGGCGGCATCGAGGTGGCGCGCCTGGAAGGGATCCTGATCCGCGCGGAGCACGAGCTCGAGGTCACCAGCGCGGACCGCGATTTCCTGCGCGCGGCGATCGAGCGCATGAAGGAATTCACCACCGACACCGCGGATCCGCCGCCGCCGGCGCTCGATCACATGCGCCAGCGCCTCGCCCTCGCGGAAAGAGAGTAGCTGGCCCAAAGCTGTACCTTCGTACAATTGCCAGCCGCGCGCGCGCACGCGCATGCTGGTGTCTGACATTGGCTCGCGCGCTGGGCCCAGCGGGGCAGTCCCGATGAATCGGGGCAACAGCACGCAGAGCAACTCGTAGCGGAAACCGACGTTTGCCGCTGGCGAACCCTCGATATGTGAGAGGGGCCAGCGGCTTTTTTATTTTCAGGGAGACTTAAATGCCCACGATTCTTGAACTGCAGCAGAAGCGCAACAACCTGGTCGAGCTCGGCCGCGGAATTTTCAAGAAGGCGCAGGACGAAAAGCGCGCGCCCACGCCAGAAGAGAACCTCAAATTCGACGAGTACATGAACGGCTCGGACGCCGTGAAGGCCGAGATCACCGCGCTCGAGACCGACGCGAACCGCTCGAAGCGCCTGAAGGATGCCGAAGAGGAGCTGCGCACGCGCACCGGCCGCAAGACCGATGGCGGCGATCCGGACCCCAACGCCGGCAAAGAAGAAGCCCGCGCTTTCAAATTCCCCAACCGCCGCAAGGATGGCCAGGGCCTCTGCGCCGTCCGCTCGATGGATGAGATCAAGCTCTCCACCACCACGATGAAGTACGGGAAGATGGGCACGCCCGAAGCCCGCACGCAATTTGCGGGATGGCTGCGCGATGGCGGCAAAGAAGACGAGCTGCGCAACCTGCAGGTCGATCTGGACACCGCCGGCGGCTTCCTGGTGACTCCGCAGCAATTCGCCGCGGAGATCATCGCCATCGTCGATAACCAGGTCTTCCTCCGCCAGCTGGCCACGGTGATGACGCTCACCAGCGCCACCACCCTGGGGATCCCCACCCGCGACGTGGACATCGCCGACAGCGACTGGACGTCGGAATTGAACACCGGGAACGAGGACGCCCTGCTTGGCTTCGGCAAGCGCGAGCTGATGCCCCATCCGCTCGCCAAGCGCATCCGCGTGAGCAACAAACTGCTCCGCGCCGGCGCGCTCGACGTGGAGTCCATCGTCCGCGACCGTCTGGCTTACAAGTTCGCAGTCACGCAAGAAAAGGCCTTCATCCTGGGCAACGGCGTGCAGCAGCCCATGGGCTTCATGGTGCCCACGTCACTCGGCATCGGCATTTCCACCGCGCGCGACGTCGCTTCCGGCACCGCCGGCGCGATCACCGCCGACGGCCTGATCACCTCGAAGTACACGCTCAAGCCGCAGTATTGGAAGAATGCGCGCTGGGGCTTCCATCGCCTGGCCATTGCCGCGATCCGCAAGCTGAAGGATTCCAACGGGCAGTATTTGTGGAACCCGAGCGGGATCGGCCAAGCCTCGCTGGTTGCCGGGCAGGCGGACGCCATCCTGGATCTGCCCTTCTTCGTTTCTGAGTACATGCCCGCCACCCTCACCACCGGGCTCTACTACGGGATCCTGGGCGACTTCTCGTTCTACTGGATCGCCGAAGCGCTCTCCATGCAGCTGCAGCGCCTGGTGGAGCTCTATGCCGTCTCGAACCAGACGGGCTACATCGCGCGCGCCGAAGTGGATGGCGCGCCCGTGCTCGAGGAAGCTTTCGTCCGGCTGATCCTCACCTAAAAGCCAGGGACGAAGAAAAACTTTTGCGCCCGCCGAATCGGAATGGCGGGCAGGAGAACCACATGCCGAATCTTGCAAACATCATCAACCTCGTTCGCGTGATGGCCAGCCAGGCGGCCGGCATCACCACCATCACCGGCACGCACGTGGATATGTCCGGCTTCGATGGCGTGCTCTTCATCGCGCTGTATGGCGCGCTCACGGCCACCCAGGTCACCCAGCTGAAGGCCCAGGGCGGCAACGCCGTGGGCGATGGCGACCAGGCGGACCTCGCCGGATCTTCCGGCGCGGGCAGCGTGGCCAATGCGCCCGCCGGCCTGCCGGGCGGCGAAATCTTCGTGCCCACCGGCACGCCGAACAGCGCCCAGATGCTCGACATCTACCGGCCGAATTTCCGGTACGTGCGGCCCGTGATCGTGCGCGGCACGGCCAACGCGGCCATCGATGGCTGCCTGGCGCTGCAGTATCAGGCGGACGGCAACGTCTCGAGCGGATTGTGGACCATCGACGCCAGCGTGATCGCGAAGCTGGTACTCGCTTCGCCGCTCGCCGGCACGGCTTAAAGACGGGATCAGTCAGAATTTTGGGATGACATAAGTTTCGGGATGACAACTTAAGTTGTCATCGGAGGAAGCGATGCACGTTCAAATGAAAGAAAACGCCACGGGCAAGGATTGGAGCTGTGAAGCGGGCGGAGTGATCGAGCTGCCCGACGAGGAAGGCAAGCGCCTGGTGGCCGAAGGCCACGCCGTGGAAGTGCAGCCGCCTCCGCCGCCCGTGATCGAGCGCGCCGCCGCAAAGCTGGCGCAGATCGGCGATGAAATCATCGATGTGGTGAACACCGCGCGGCAGGAAACATCCGCGCACCAGGACAAGGCAGCGCAGGCCAGGAATCCGAAGCCGAAGCAGGTGAAGGCGAAGTCGCCGTCTGCGAAGGCCAAGGCCAAGAAAGCGGCCGGATCGAAGAAGAAGAAAGCAGCCAAGGCCAAGGCCGCCGGCAAGGTTGCCGACGCGAAGCAGAAGGCCGCCGACAAAGCCGCAGCCAACAAGCAAGCCGAGTAAGAGCTCGCAGCCGGCGAAAGTCGAGTAACCAGAAATATGCACGTCACGATGCGCCAAACGGCCGCGGGGCCGAAGTGGCACTGCGCAGAAGGCAAGACGATCGAGCTGCCGGATGAGGAAGCCCAGGCGCTCATCGCCGCGGGGCAGGCCTTCGAAGTGCCTGCGCCGAAGCCCAGGAAGCCGGCCGCTGACGAAGACGAAAGCGAAACGGCCAGCGCGAACGCCGAGGGCGAAACGGCCGCCGAAAACGACGGCGAGAAGCAGGACGAGAAAAAGCCGGAGTCGGTGATGAAAAAGCTCAAGGCCGCAAAAAAGCCCGCGACTGAGAAGAAATAAAGTGGGAGCAAAACGAAGTGGCATCGTCCCTGGTCATCGTCACACCGCCGGCGTCCGAACCGCTGACGCTCGATGAAGCCAAGCTTCATCTGCGCGTAACCACGGACGATGACGACGACCACATCATGCGCTGCATCAGCGCGGCCCGCTCGCACGCCGAAGTTTTCCTGAATCGCGCACTGGTGACGCAGACGCTGCGCCTGCGCGCCGATTCCTTCCCGGATCTTCCCAACGCCACGCTGAAATATTTCACGCCCACCTATTCCGTGGAGTCGTACCTCGCGCGCGCGATCTCGCTGATGTCCGGGCCCATCTACGTGCCGCGGCCGCCGTTCCAGTCCGTGGTTTCCTTCACCTATGTGGACCAGAACGGCGCCACGCAGAATCTGCCCGTGTTCGATGGGAATTTTCCCACCGACCAGATCTACGCCTAC